CCTTCTGAAGATACCCCACCCGCGTTAACTGCACCGGGCTTGAGTGAAAAAGCATCCACTAGCCCATCGTCATGCGTCAGTAACACTGGATCGACTACCCGATGCCCTTGTTTGAGCATTGTTTTCTTCTGCTCATTAATTACTTTGATTGCCGGTAAAGACAGCATTGCAGGGGAACGTCCATAGACTTCACCTGGTCCTGTCACATACCTTGATATAGAATAAGGGAATAATTCAAAACCCCCTTCTGATAACATCGTATTCTGTTTCTTGAAAACGTAGTAAGAAGCGTACTTCATGCCACGGTAATCTGCCCGCCCATGATCGACCTCTTCCCGTGGCTTAACACAGTGGATAATCTCAAACTCTTCATTGTGCTTATTTTTATCAATTGCATCGGAAACGGCTTCAGGTAAAACTTTAAATCGTCCCGAATCCACCATCTGTTTAATTTGTTTAGCAGTACGCTTGTACGTTCTGAACGCACTATCTACGATGCCCTGATGGTTTTCTTCAAATAAGATTTCTGAAAGAGGGATAGAACGATAACGTAGTCCCCCTTCGTCATTGGAATCAATAAACATACAACTGGTGCCGAAAGCCCCGAGTCCCATATAATTCTCATGTTGTTGAGAAGCATAGTTCGCTCTGGGTGCATATCGATGTTTGAATAAAATATTAGTCGCGTTCTCGAACCATAGGGACGTTTGGCGATCTTTGGTGAGTTGGGCGTTAGTCGTAGTTAAACGGTGCCATTTGGAGTTTCTAGGGGTCAACATGGACTCCATCGCCGCAGCGAATCGTTCCAGTGCCAGTGCTGCTGTAGCATCAAACATGCTGGTGGTTCTGTCATCCCCTTTAGTTAAAGGTGATCCTCCAACATGGAAGGTGTCAGCATACCGTGGAAGCACCAATGAGGCTATTTTCTCCCATTGAATTTTCTCCCATTGAGTTTCCCATGTACCTCTATTTTTAGACAACATGGACACTCGTTCCACGATGCCTTTTGCGATGGAAGAATCCATTGTCTAATCCTTATGAATCAGCAACGGCCTTAAACGATGCCATTTTTTGTTGATATTGTTGTTCCATTCGTTCTGCTTTAGCAATAGCCGCTTTCGCTTCATTCTGTTTCTTTGCCAAAACTTTCTGAGCTTTTTGTAACACTTTTTCTTCGGCAGCAACTGTGGCTTCTCTGGAAGATACGACTTTTGCCCGTTCACTCAAAGAGAAGGCTTGAGTTGCATTATTATCACAGGAAACTTTACATTTTCTCTCTTTCTCAAGAAAGGCAGAAATCGTTTCATCAAACTCTTCGGCTGCTGTATCTAACTGCTTACGGCTGTTAACTGTTTCTTTTTCTCTTGCCGCTAACCCTTTTTGGGTATTTTGCAATTTCTTACCTTGCTCAGCGAGTTTCTTGCTTTGTTCAGTGATTTTCTTCAGCCTTGACTTGAATCCAGCATTGTCTTTGGCAATGTCACCCATCACATCAAACATGTCACCGAGCAAGTTTATCGTTTTTTGGTCTTGAATACTCATTTACGCGTCCTCTATGACTGCTACACGGAGACTATACTTGCCGTTAAGCCCGAAATACTCTGACTGTCCTGCAACCAGTAGAACATCGGTTGCGGCTGCTGTGGGGTTAACTCCGAAACTGAGTCGACAATCTGCACTGGAAACCAATCGTACAAAAGACGTTCTCACGTTGAACGCATCCGACTGCACACTGCTCGAGGTAAAGGATACGTCATCCGATACCGTTTCACTGTTTTCACCGACCGGAACGGGTGAACTCTTTGGATCACGTCCCATATGTTCGTATTGTGTAATGTTTAACTTACTCATCGTTTTGTCCTTTTACGGGATTGAACCCCTTGCAGTAAATACCATCTTGGTCAGTGTCACTGAGCCAGTTGAGGTATTATTCGTTATCCATACTTCTACGTAATCCGTAGAACTCATCTCCACTGATGCGGTAATCGAAACTGCGCCTTCATCCGAACCCGTACTTACAAACCGATTGATTGTCGTAGCAGCAATGACTGTCCCATTTTTAGCTAATGCAAGAGAGATATTCTGATTACTTGATGCGCAAGTCATGGAGCAGGACACGTTGATCATGCCCACCTTGTCGGGTAGCCCCGCTGCCGCAGCGTCATACTGTATTCGATTAGTTGAAGGCATCGTCATACCAGAGGTAAGAGACAATGCTGTCGTGGTCCCCTCCGCTTTAACGAAGGTGCCCGCTGTACCAATGGTAGTAGCCGCCGGAGTAGAGATATACATCCCCCCGTTTTCTGGAGCAACGGAAACTATAAAATCCCGCAAGTCCTGGGGGGTAATTGCTCCCGCAGATTGACCATCCTGGAATAGTGCCGTTAGCAGATCGCTTCTTGTACGTTGAGTATCAGCCATTCTATGCGCCTAATAGTTTTTTCTTAGCAGTGGTTCCAGCGATATTCTCATTCTCAGACAAGATGGTACTTGCCCTGCCACGAGCTAAGTTTCTCATTCTGCGTTGCTCTGCTTCTGCTGCTGAAGTATCTTCACGCACTGGTGCTGGTGGTGGAGGTGGAGGTGGAGGTGCAGGTTTACTTCCGCCGCCGCCTAGTATGCCGCCCATAATCGTATCCTTGTCTTAGTTGTCGGGTAAGTTTTTGATAGTTTACCCTAAAATTTCATAATTTACATCTTTTGCTTGACAATTTCTTCTTTTTCTGGCATTTACCCGTTGATCCCTTCTACCGATCAGTCGATGGAAGGTCATTGCCAGCGCATCCGCGATGTCTGGAGAGGCAAGCCCTCTCTTCTTCATCTCGTCTTTACGTTCCAGTTTTATCCTTCCCGCATCATCGTACTTGTACTCGGGGCCGGTCAGGTCGTCCACCAAGTCCTGCTCGTCTGGGATACACCCTTCAAGCAGCCATTCTCTCATCCTGTCCCAATCTTCGACTCGGGTGTTCAAAAACTTGTCGTGGTCCTGTGGTTTAGCTCCGAACTGAACCTCTGTCACTTTGTACCCGTCTGCCTTGAGTTTATCGACTACTCCGCCGCCGACACCCCCGCCATCGACAAATACAGCATCTGGATTGTAGCGATTGATGGCTTCAGCCGCATAGTTAGCCAGGTCATAGGTATTCACACTCTTAAAGCGTTTGGCGGGTATGCTTCGTGCATCCCTGCCTTGTCGATACACAAATACACTCTCATCGTCACCGAATCGAGCCACATCTATGCCCATTACCAGTGGTGCGCCATCATCTGGAAACAGATCGCGTATACAGGCATCCCCTACCACTTCTCGACTGATGAACTGGGTTGATCCCACTCTGGGGAATTCCCCTTTCACCTCGACTCGGGTGACATCATGATCTTCACCATACTTGGTGACGATCCTGTCGTAAACGCTGGTATCGAGGCCATCCACCGTTCTGCTATCAATACTTTTGGTATCCCAGAAGTTCCTGTCTTTATGGAAACACTCAAAGAACCGTCCGGTATTCCTTCTTGGGTTGCTGTAGCAGATCCATAACCGCAATGCTGCCAAATCAGTGAAAAACCCCTCCGACACGTTCCATATCTGGTCTGCTATGCCCGAGGCCTCATCCATAGTCAACATCATGGCGATGGTACTATGCACCCCAGCGAACGCATCTGCGTTCTCTGCGTTCCACGTTTGAGCTTCAGCATAGTAATACTGAGTATCTATCTGCAACTGCTCCTGTAGCAGCTCTGCGAACCACTCAGACGGCTTGAGACTCATGGCACTCTTATTGAACCACCGTCGATTGATCAACATGGTATGCCACTTGCCCAGCTCCGCCATAGTTCTTGTGCGTAACTGACTTTCGGTGTTGGCTGTGATCACGCTTGTCCCGCCCAACTGCGTACTCATGAACCAGGCATTAATCATGCTCACGAAAGCCGATTTGCCTATGCCTCGACCACTGCTCCTTGCCAGATACAACGGTCTGGGCGGTAATCCGAGTCTACCGCGTTCCTTGTCTTCCTGGATATGATCCTGTATTCGCTTAAAGTCATCCGTCTGCCACTGCCGGGGACCTTCGTACCGTTCCAGCGGCGTACCACTGACACCCCACGGAAACGCAAACATGGTAAACGCTAACGGATCATCAGCCATGCTCAACACTTCAGTGAACAACTCCTGCTCATTGGCAGTCGGTTTAGCTCTCGCCATCGTCTAACCCAATTAGGTCATCTATCAGCTTATTTATCAGCTTATTTATCCACTCCATCACTCTTTTAACCATCCAGCAACACCCCTCTTCGAACCTTAGCCGCTTCCAGAGCATCACCCAGGTTCACTATTACCTCAACATTAGCATTCTGCTTACCATACAGGTCTGGCAGCAGCACGCTTGCCTGTTCCTGCCTGGCCTTAACCCGCAACACGTCTCGCTTAGTCTCGCTCAACTCATTCTCCCCGTCCGATATATCCATAATCTCAGTCATTCCAATTCTAGCCTGAGTCTGTAGAGCTTCATGTATCGAGTTAGCGACTTCGGGGTAGCTATGCACCCAGACACAAACCTGCTCGTAGCTGGGCATATTTTGATTATGACAAGCTTGGCGCAATGATTGTCCTGCAACCAACTTAGATGACAACTCGGTTATCGTCTGTTCCGTGTATGGAGGACCTACGTGCTGCTTCCTCGGCTGCATCCAGCCAGGCAGTCCCTTGGCGGTAAGCTCCTTGTTGAGCTTGGCCTTAGACTTGGCTAGTTTCGTTTTAGGTTTGATTTGGCTATCCATGACTGAATGGTAGCACAGGTGAATAGGTTTTGTCTAGGGGAAAGGGGTTATGTTGGGGGATTTTCAGAATTTCTCTAGGGGGACGGGAGAATCGGGGGAAATCT